GGTAGCGCAAAGTTCTGAGGCGTTTGCGTAAACTCAACAGTTGTGCCACCTGCAGCCATTAAATTCTGGCTCATCTGCGTAGCATTAAATGGATCAAACACCACCTCGGCGGGATTGAGTCTTTTCATCAACTCAACCACTTCCTCTGTTACCTGTTCAAAATCTACTGTGGCGCCATCCGTCACGGTCAAGACACCCTGCTTCTGCCATTTCACATACGACGCGTGATTGATGCCGGGCTCGTTAACCGTATCCTCTGGCAACCAATACCGACCAAACAAGTAATAGTGATCTTCACCAGCTAGCTGTTTACGAAACAAAATCTGCAAAGTGCAAAGGTCGGTTTTAGACGCTAGGTCAATACCAAACCAGCATTCTTCACCAGCCAACTCATCAATCGTCAGCAGCGGATCACCCGCAAGGTGCCAGAGCTGCATGTTCATCCATGCGGCTCGAGCCGAGCACCATACGTTTAGGTGCTTCGTCTTAAATCTGTTTTGTTGAACTGGATTTTGTAAAGCTTGACGCTGTGCTGACTCCAAAAACTCGGCATCGACGGAAACACCATAATTCGGATTGGCCTTCCTGAGCGACGCCGGATCGCTCCAGTCGTCCTCGTCATCAATACCGTAGATCATGCCGAACAACTCGGGGTTGTCGACCACGCCATCAAGAACCCGCTTTAACTCGGTTTCTTTCTCATAACACGGACCTGCAAGGTTAAAACCGGCAGTCGTAATCACCAACATCAATGGCTGCTCTCGCGCACCCATTCCAGTTTCCATCGTGTTGTACAGATCAGGCGTATGGTGCTCGTGATACTCGTCGACTAAACAACAATGCGGACTGGAACCGTCTCCAGGCTTGCCAATCACAGGCTCAAAGCGGGATCCAGTCTTTGCCGACGAAATCGATTTAGCAAAAACTTCAACGCCAAAATATTGCAATGCATTAGGCGTTTTTACCAGCATATCCTTGGCCGGCCTAAACGTCTCCCACGCCTGTTTCTCGGTTGTCGCGCCCGAATAAATCTCGGCACCCGGCTCTTTGTCTGCCAGCAGCATGTACAAACCGATTCCAGCGGCCAGCATCGACTTGCCGTTTTTTCGAGGAACCTTGATGTACGCCGATCGGTACCGCCGTCGCTTGTCAGACTTTCTCAGCCAACCAAAAATATTACAAAGGATGAAGCATTGCCACGGCTCTAAAACAATCCGCTCTAACGTCCTCGCCCATTTTCCCTTAACGTGCGGGAATAGTTCAATAAACTCGCAAGCCTTGGATGCCGCATCGTCATCAAACTTGTATTTAAATTCCTTCTTCTTACTTAATTTCAGGTCATCGATGTGCTTCTGACAGGCGAGCCTAATGTATTTCGCAGAAGGAATTTTTCCCGCGACTACACCTCGGGCATAGTCATTGCAGCGATCAATATGGCTCGACACACTTAACTGAATCTCGCAAAAGGATTAACTTCGTCTTGTTTGGTTGCGGTCACTTTGCTCCGTGAACTTGGCGTCATACCAAATTCAGCCAACAACTTGACCATTTGATCGTGGCTTTTGTTTGCGACCGCAAGCCACGGCGATTGCATTGTCATCCCATTAGGTGTGACGATCATCGCCCCGTCTCGAGCTAGCGCATCGGACGCTTCTTTAAATCGCGCAAAAGCCTCGCAATACAAAGCCAGTGACTGACTATCAAGCGCAGTCAAAAGCCCAGACTGTTTCAGCGTCTTACTGACAATTTCCCATTGTGATTTTGCCGAGTCGCTTAACCAATCCGGCATTTCAACTTCGCCCTTTGCAACTGGCTCTGACTTGTTGATCGGGCGCTTGCCCGGATTGCCCTGAATAAGCTTTAACGTCGTCGGTTTTGGCTTGCGTCCTGCCATGTAATGCTCCAAAACGGGGAAACCCCACCCTACTTTAAAACGCGGCTGTAAAAAAAGAGCTGCAAATTCGGTTATCTTCGGTCATCTTGCAGAGATTCAACCACCCCCGCCCTGCTTCAGAGACCCCGTGCGCCCACCGATATGACCGTATCAATCGAGGATGGCTCATATTTATCCCACCAGACCTGTGCTGCATGAAGGCTTTTGACCTTATGAAAACCTGACCGAGTCGCATTGATGCGGCTTAAGCATTCGTTTAACGGTGTCATCATTACAAGCACCTTCTCGGCACCGAGCATCTTTGCCCAGTCCTCTCGAAATAACCCGACAGGCTCCGATACGATGAACCACGCTTTTTTGTCTGTGATTTTTGTGTGAAGGGCATCTAGCATTCGATTACGAGTCGCTAGGCACTCTCCTATGGCATCGGTCGACTTGTCATCTAGGGATAGGCCGAGAGATAGACGAATGGCGTCAAGATCAATCACGATGTCCCCATCGCTCAAGTGCGTAGCGACGTAGGTCGACTTACCTGAGCCAGCGGCACCGCAGACTATCGTGACGGGCATAGCCGCCCGACGTATCCAGTTGGGATGTATCAGATCATCGGTCAACGGCTGCCCTTTATGCGAGCCCTTCTTTTCTTTGTTCGTCTTGGCGCGATGGCATTCAATACAGATGGCTTGCAGGTTATCGAAGCTGTCCGAGCCGCCCTCTGCAATATTGACGATATGATCAACCTCTTGTGCTGGGCTCAAGATACCCCTGGACTTGCATACTTGGCACAGGCCATTATCTCGCCGCATCACGGCTGGCCGGATCCGCTTGGACCAATCGTAGCCATAAGCGCCACGCACCGACTTGTTGGCGAATGCCTGAGGCTTGTGATCGGAACAGAAGCCCGGCCTATCCAGCAGAACAACACAACCATCTTTTCGGCAAGTGCTTTTAGGTCTGGCTGGCATGTATAAAAAAGACCGCCTGCGAGACGGTCAAGGTTTGAGAAACACTCAAACAAGGAGACAAAATAAAAAGCCCGCAGACTTTTAATCTACGAGCTTAATTGGTTTTAACGAATCGCACTTGGATGGTAGCTTTTTGCGAAGCGGCAATTACGTTTCAATCGGGCGCAACTTTCCCGACCTGTAATTATTATGAAGGATTTTTATTCAAAAACAACATAAAAATATTTTGTCTCTACTGAGCAACATTGGTGTCGTTGTAATACTTGATCTCGCTCTCAATACGCTCAAGCACAGCAATCGTTTTATTGATCTTGAAGTACCAGCAAAAAATCTCTCGGCCAAACAAAAACAAAATCAATACAAAAATGAATCCGCCAAATATCGATTCCACTATCAACTCCCTTTTAAATGAAAAATCACTGTTTTGTATTGCAATTACTTCCACCGATTTTGCTCCTGTTCAACTCTTTTTACTAGCCCCCCGCGAATTAGGTGTGGACATAAAGTCTCTTTTGCCTCGGTATACACGGCATGCGCTTCTTCTGGCTTGACCCGACCACTGCGGAACACTGATATTTTGTTAACTCTGTTTCGTGCGTGAATTTCAATGGCGTTGTACTGGGCGAAGCTAAGCGTGTCGCGCATAATTTTTTCAACAGCGTTTGCCGTTTCTTTATCGATTCGCGCGTCAATATCGTCGCCATCTGTATAAATATCTGTGGATTGAGCGTGACGTGAATAAATGGCCGAGGTCGGAGCACCAAGGCGCATCCGCCACGAATTCTGTTGTTCCCACCAGATTGTGAATAAGGTTTCGATTTGTTCCGATTGGTCGCGGGTCATTTGCACGAATCCTCAAAATAAACGACAGATTGGTCGCGCTTGAAAAGTTCGCAGCGCTTGCCATAAACTCGACGTTTAAATTCGCAGGCGTTGTGAACCTCTCGGTTAATTTCTATTGAGCGCTTATGAACACACTCACCGCAAGCCGCATCCTTGCGCAGCCGCTCAGCCTCTTTACGAAGCGCAACAAACTCAGGGTCGCCATACATCCAAGATTCGTATGCCATTTATGCCTCCATTAAATCTGATGCCTTGAACGTGCGTTTCATCACCTTTGCGATGTGCCTCAAAGCATTTCTTTCGATTTGCCGAGCCCTTTCCTTCGTCAGGCCGATCTGATCGCCCAACTCGTGCAGCGGAGTAACGCCGTCAACCGGGCATTCGATAAGAGCAACCAAACGCTTGTGATTCAAAATCTCTTTAAAAAAACGCTGTCGCAACTCTTCGTAAACTGCGCCGCCGATGGGTACGGTATCGCTAGATAAGTGATAAGTTTTTTTAAACTTTGAGAAATAAGCCTTAAAAACCAGATCTGGACTAGTTTCCGCATGCTCGGCACAGGCACTCAAAAAGTCATTCGACAAATAGCCTGCGCTGTCGCGTATCTTGATGAGTTTTGAATAGCTAATTTTCACGGGCGGCGAATCTCTGGAACTCGACTTGTCACCGACACCAGCTCTGGCTGAATTTGTGCCCGCTTTGCCGCTACTTTCAACGCCATATCAGGCTTATATGGTCGATTGATAAAAAGCTGACGTGCCGTTGCGACTTTATCGTTTGATTTTTGCTTGGTCATATTCCACCTCTTTGATTGGCATGTATTGAGAAATAAAAATTCTGAGCATCCCGCCCTCGACGACGGGCATTCTGGTCACTCTTAGATCATCGATCAGACAATCATCTTGATAGACTCCGGCATGGGTTAGCGCATCTAAAACTGCTTTGCACGGATTATCGATGTCGCGTCGCCGCTTATCTGGCGGGTACAGGTGAATGCCGACCTGCAACCTTCCATCCGGTGCCTTGATCCTGTATCTAGTGACGTAATTCAACACAGCCGCCCGATACTCAACCCCAGCCGGTTTAATAAACTTGCGACCGCCGCGACCAATACCGTAGTAATGATTGACGCTCGGTGGGAACGGGGTCACGACAATAATCATTGAATTTTCTGCGCCTTGGCTAGAGCATTACGAGCATCCAGCGCCGCCAGTCTCTCGAGCAAGTCTGGATCGTCCGGCGCAATAAACATCCTTGGTGCGCTCTGTTTCCAGTAGTGATTGATCTCGTCAATTTTGTCGATCGCAGCTTTGTATTCGTGAGAATCGACGCCATAAACTCGACGAGCCTCGCCTGCCGCCTTTCCTGCTTCCTTTAACATTTCGTTAAACATTGGTTGCCCTCAAATGGTTAATCAGCACTTCTCTATCCCAGCCTCGGTACCGAGTTAAAAAATAAATG